GCTGCGGCTATGGAGTCGCAGAGTTTGATGAACCAAATGCCTGAAATGCGTGAGGAATCCATGCCGATGGAAATGACACCGGAAGGTATACAATGAAATGCGCGGATTTTGTAGGCTTATTATTTTTGGCGCGTGATGTAGCCCATAGCGTACATCTGAACACGCGAAGCTACAGCAAACACAAGGCGCTTGGGCATTTTTACGAGCTAATTGTTGAAGCGGCAGATGATTTTGCTGAAGCGTACCAAGGGCGGCACGGGCTGATCGGGCCGATCACGTTGATGACTGCCAAGAAAACGACTAACATTGTTGAGTTTTTGGAAGAACAATTGAAGGAAATCGAGGCTTGTAGGTATGAAATTGTTGACAAGACGGATATGTCTTTGCAACAGTTGATTGATAACATTATAGAAATTTATCTGCGTGCTTTGTATAGATTGAGGTTCTTAGCATGACAATTACTGTAACCCATTCAACGCCAGCAGACGGTTCGTTTAGCGCCACCGGCGCGACTGCGTGGAATGCTACGCATTCGTTTACTGGTACTCTAGATGTTGCAAACGGCGGCACAGGCACGGCCACACCAGCATTAGTGGCCGGAACGAATGTCACGATTACTGGAGCTTGGCCTAATCAGACAATCAATTCGTCAGGTGGTGGCGGGGGCGGTCCCATTCTTGAATCGCAAATTGTTATCAGTCAGAACTACACGCTGACTAGCAACACTAATGGGTTTAGTGTTGGGCCGGTGTCAGTAGCTACCGGGTACGCAGTAACCGTAGGTACAGGACAGGCTTGGGTTGTAGCTGTTTATTAAAGGATTTTAATCATGAGCGCAATTAGACTTCAAGGCAATGCTAGTGGGGCTGGAACCTCGGTGTTGCAATCGGCCAATACTGGAAGCACACTTACCCAGACGCTACCATCTACGGATGCGGTGACTCTTGGGTATTTGAATATTCCGTCTAGCGCAACAACTGGGACGCTTGTAGCGGCAGACGTTGGCAAATTTTTACCGCTTGCTGCTAGCGTAACTGTTCCTGCATCTATTTTTGCTGCTGGTGACGCCGTTTCTTTGTACAACAACACGACTGGTAACTTGACGATTACTTGTTCTGCTGTAACAACCAAAATTGCTGGAAGTAACACAACGGTGACTTCTGCAACGCTGGCAACTCGCGGCGTTTGCACCGTTCTGTTTATTGACGCGACCAACTGTGTGTTGACGGGCAACGTGTCATGAGTGGAATTATGCTGGCTCTTTTGGGCGGGAAACCTGCTGGTGCTGGCGGCCCAACTTCGGTTGAATATTTAATTATTGCAGGTGGTGGTGGTGGTGGATATGGCCGAGGCGGCGGTGGCGGGGCAGGTGGATTGCTTGCCTCATCAACATCAGTAACTGCAGGAACGCCTTACACGATAACGGTTGGAGGTTCCGGAGCTGGTGGGACAGGTGCTGCTGGAACGGCTGGCAACGGAACGGATTCTGTTTTTAGCTCCGTTACAGCGACTGGCGGCGGTGGTGGTGCTAACGAGCCTTTAGGGTCTGCCACTGGACGACAAGGCGCTAGTGGAGGTTCTGGCGGCGGCGGGGCAACTGATGGAACAACCGGCACATTTTTTGGCGGCGGAGGGCCTGGCACTGCGGGCCAAGGTTTCGGCGGCGGCACATCTGCCGGAACAACTAGTTTTGGTGGTGGAGGCGGTGGCGGGGCGACAAATTTTGGAGCAACCGCAACAGGCGCTGCCGGTGGCGCTGGAGGCCCCGGTTCTGGCGCATATTCGACTTGGGCCTCTGCGACATCTTCTGGTGTTTTTGGTAATTATGCAGGCGGTGGGGGCGGCGGGTCCTATCAGTTCGGTACTGGAGGTGCTGGAGGTTCTGGCGGTGGAGGTGGAAGCACTACTGGTTCTGCTGGAACTGCTGGAACGATTAACACCGGCAGCGGAGGTGGTGCAGGAAGCGAAACAACAACCCCAGCATTTTTTAACGGCGGCTCTGGCGGTTCGGGAATTGTAATTGTTCGATACCCAGACACTTTTGCCGACGCAGTATCAACTACTGGGACGTTGTCAAATTCTGGCGGGTATAAATATTACAAATTTACCGGAAGCGGTTCAATTACTTGGTAATTTAAAATGGCCCATTTTGCAAAACTTGATCAAAACAATGTTGTAACTGATGTTATTGTTGTCAACAATATTGACCTTCTTACTGCGGACGGCTTAGAATCAGAAATGATCGGCTTGGCGTTTTTAATTCGTTGGTCTGGCGGATATTCAAACTGGAAACAAACCAGCTACAACCGGAGGATTCGCAAAAATTACGCTGGAATAGGCTACAACTATGACGCAACCCGTGATGCGTTTATTCCTCCGAAGCCATTCTCGTCATGGATTTTGAACGAAGAAACCTGTTTGTGGGATGCGCCAGTTGCAATGCCTACTGATGGTCAGCTTTACTACTGGGACGAGGCCACTACATCATGGGTTGCATCTGAAACATGAACTCTTTTTTTGGTGGCGCGTTTTTTGCCGGGAATTTTTTTCAATCTGTGGTTGTCGGCGCAGAACAATTGTTGATTAAACTTCGGTCATTTACCGAAAGATGGAGATTTTAATGGCTATTAACCTAAAAGCAATTACATCGGTAATGGGCTATCAGCAGATCACAAGTTTGAGTTCTGCTACCAAACTAACCGTACCGGCGCGTAATTTGAGCGGCTTGGTGGGTACCCCTCGGATTGCAATCATTACGCCTGAAACGCAAAACGTGCGCTGGCGTGATGATGGTGTGGCTCCAACAGCAAGCGTTGGAATGCCTTTGGCTGCTGGAGTCACGTTGCAGTATGACGGTGATCTATCGCAGATCCAGTTCATTGAGCAAACTGCTGGCGCGAAACTGAACATTAGTTACTATTCTTAATAAAGTTGCTGCACTTACAGCGTAGGACTCAATATGCCCGCAGTATCGCTTTCAGCCTTTGGCGGCGTTGGTGCTCAGTTTTTTGACAACAATGGTGTTATTTTAACTGGCGGCAAAATTTACACTTACGAAGCGGGCACAACTACGCCGTTGGCTTCGTACACTTCATCGTCTGGCAGCACCGCGCACACTAATCCAATCATTTTGAATTCTGCTGGGAGAGTACCTAGCGGCGAGATTTGGATTGCGCTGCGGCTTTACAAGTTTGTGCTTGAAACCAGCACTGGGGTTTTAATTGCCACGTATGACAATGTGGGCAGCAGCTTCAACGCTACCGCAATTATTGCAAATTTCACCGGCAACGGATCTACCGTTGCATTTACGTTGGCAAGCGCGCCCGCAGGTGAGAACGCCACCAATGTGTACATTAACGGCGTTTACCAACAGAAAAACACGTACAGCGTTGCTGGCGCTGTGCTTACATTTTCTCAAGCACCTCCAGTTACTTCGTCAATCGAAGTTAACTACGTCTAAGGAATAGTCATGTCGCTTACAAAAGCAACTTATTCGATGATTAACGGTGCCGTGTTTAACGTCCTTGATTACGGTGCTGTTGGTGACGGTGTTGCATCTGACTCTGCGGCCATCAATGCTGCAATTTTGGACGCCAATGTTAAAGGCGGCGGCGTTGTTTTTTTTCCTGTTGGCGTTTACAAACTTAATGCTCAAATTCTTTTGAAACCAGGCGTTTCGTTAATTGGGGAACAAAAAGGCGAGTGGGGCGCTGGGGTAACTCCAGGCGTTGAGTTTAGTAAAGAATTTTCAACAGGCAGCGTTTTCTTTTCCCCAAATACCCAGACCATTGCGTCTGTCAGTTATGAAAATTTTTGGATTGAGGGAAATAAAGGCGGCGTTGGCGGGTCCAACGGAAGCGGCTTTGAAATTCAACTTTGCCACGATGTTATTTTTCGCCGCGTTTGGGTAAAAGAGTGTCCAAGCAGTGGGTTTGTTATTGGGCAGGGCGCAAGTAGTTTTCACAACTATTTCTACAACTGTTACGCTTTTTTCAATGGTGCAGTAGGGTACGTTGTGCAATCCGATTGGATGCGATTTATTGATTGCTGGGCTGACGGCAATTACATCGGCATTGAGTTTCCGAACAATGCCTATTGCGGTTCATTTGCCCACATTCAGAGATGTCATTTCGAAGAATTTGAACTGGCAGCAATTGCTATTCGTGGCAATCCAGCAATTGGCTTAAACGGAAGCAATGAAATCCGTGACTGTGTGATTTTTTCTCGCCCATATTTTAACGCTTGGCCAGCACATGGAATCTATGTAGAAACCACAAACGGTTCGGGTGCAAGTGGGAACCAAATCACTGGAAACTCTTTTTTTTACCAGTCTACTTATGGGCCGCCAAAAGCAAACCATTACGGAATTTTTTGGGTGAGTGGTGGGGCGTCAGCAAACAACGTCATCTCTGACAACAAAATTAGTGGCTATGACTACGGCATCAATTTGCTGGCGGGAACTGTTAGAAATATCATCAGTGGAAACAGTATTGATGGTTGTAATCTTGGCATCAACAACAATGCGGCGTTGAATGAGATTTCTTCCAACGTATTTACAAACAACACCGTTGATTTGACTGACACTGGTGGTATCGGACGGATCACAAACAACTATTTCACCGTCGCACCGACTTTTTTGGCAACCGATATTGTTGCAAATAATTTTGGTGTAACAGCTACATTTACACCAGTTTTGACCTTTGGTGGTGCTTCCACTGGAATCACTTATACAAACAATTCTGGACGATTTGAGCAGAACGGGAAAACGGTCACTGCGTACTACAACATTACCTTATCCAGCAAAGGTTCGGCAACTGGAACGGCTGAATTTGCACTGCCCACCAGTTGCTCTGGAAATCAGGCTGTTGGTCAAGTGTGGATTGTTGCAAATCCGGGAACTGTAATTGGCCCTGTTTTGGGTTACGCCAATCCATCTAACGACAAATTTACGATGGTCATGCTTAACGCAGCATCAAATTACGCAACCGGTCTTTTGACTAACACATCGTTCACCAACACCACGGAACTCATTGCTACCGTGACTTATGAGGCATAAAGAATAAATCATGGCAAATTTAAAAATTTCTCAACTTAATTCAGCCACTACCCCACTTGATGGGACTGAGGTTCTTCCAATTGTGCAATCGAGCAGCACTAAAAAAGTTGCGACCGATGATCTAACGGTCAAAAATATCCGGTCAAATTCCACAACTGGCATTTTGCAAGTTGTTGGCCCTGCTGTGGGCACAACTCGCACCATGACAACACCTAACGCAAACTTCACTGTTGCGCGTACCGATGCAGCGCAGACATTCACTGGAATTCAGACTTTTTCAAACAGCATCAGCGCAGAAGGTGTAAATCTTGGCGCTGGCGCTGGTGTGGTATCTGGCAACTTGGCGCTTGGTAACGGTGGGGCTACACTCGGGGCGAACACAAGCGGTTCAGCCAACGTAGCTATCGGCCAGCAAGCTGGTGCCAGCATCACCACGGGTAGCAACAACGTCGCTATCGGCGTGCAGGCGTTGTTTGGTGGCGGCGTGGCCTTGACTGAACAGCGCAACACAGCGGTTGGTGTTAATGCTGGGCAAAGCACTCAAGGCGCAGGCGGGTTCAATACTTACCTTGGTAGTCGTGCTGGATTCTCCAACACAACCAGCCAGGGCAACACCTATCTTGGAGAGGCATCGGGCTATTCAATGACTGGCGCCAACAACAGCGTGTTGGGCCGTTTTGGCGGAAACGATGGGACGACAAACCTTACATCGTCAAGCGGAACTATTGTTTTGTCTGACGGTCTAGGAAACGCAAAAGCATACTTCAACGGAACAAACTGGGTTTTCCCAACAGGTGGGCTTGTTTTTGGTTCTTCTGTGATTTGGAGAACAGGATCAGGCTCTCCAGAAAGTGTTGTTACTGCGCCAGTTGGCTCTTTGTACACACGAACTGATGGCGGGTCGCTTTCTACGCTGTATGTCAAAGAATCTGGCAGTGGAAACACTGGGTGGGTAGCTAAATAAAATGCTTAAAGCTGTTGCACACTGCTGAAGTTGTTGAAGCCTATAAACTTGCACAAATTAACAAAATCCTTGCATAATACTGTACCGGCCCAGCAGACCGGGGAATCTTAGGATTCAAAATGTCCGAAGAAGTAGTAGCGATTGAAGCGGAAGTAGCGCCCGCGCCGGAACTGGAAGCCACGGCGGCCCCGGAACCTGTAGTAGATACGCCGGAAGTTGCGCCCAAGACATTCTCGC